CACTGCGTTTATCCGGATGATGTCGCTGTTTGCTGACAATGGTAATACGTTGACGGGGCAATATGCAGTTCGCTGCATACCGGTCCGACCCCGTACTGCTCACGCAGCTTATCCAGCAGTGGCATCATTTTTTCCAGAGGCGGTCGAACTCCGCCTTCGCAAAATAAGCGGAAGCCTGGCGAAGGATATCGTTACTGCGGCGCAGTTCACGATTTTCACGTTCCAGCTCTTTCAGACGCTGACGTTCAGCGCTGGTGAGCCCACCATCACCGCCCCCGGTATCCCGCTCATGCTGGCGAACCCAGACACGCAGAGTCTCCGGCGTACAGCCAATCTTTGGGGCAATGGAACAAATTGCCGCCCACTGTGAGTCATATTCATCCTGACTTTCCAGAACCATACGAATCGCCCGCTGACGGACTTCGGGGGAAAAACGAGTATTTTTAGTCATCCTGTTTACCTCTTTCTCAGGGAGTTTAGTCTCCAGGATTTCCGGGGCGGTTCATACTGGCTAAGAAGGATAGTTGGGTTTCACATGATACTTATATCTGGCAGTACATTTTCTGACAGACAGTGATGGGTGTTGTCAAGATATTGTGTCATTTATAACCTGAATCAGGGGGGGGAGCCGGAATGTTATCTGGCATTTTTAGCAGAGCCTGAATGCCATAATCACGGCTCCCGGCGTTGGCCGTCAGTGGGCGACACTGGCGGCTTTTTGTTTTCCTTTACTTTCATTTTCTGTCGGCGGTGACGGAGACATACATCAGATGGAAAAAATCACAACAGGTGTGTCATACACCACGTCAGCGGTGGGGACGGGATACTGGTTACTGCAGCTGCTGGACAAAGTCTCTCCGTCCCAGTGGGTGGCAATCGGTGTGCTGGGGAGTCTGCTGTTTGGCCTGCTGACGTATCTGACTAACCTGTATTTCAAAATCAGAGAGGACCGTCGTAAGGCGGCGCGGGGGGAGTAAAGCGATGAAGAAAAAATACGAACTGGGTGTTAAAGGGATAAATAATTACCCGGATAAGATTACTGTTACTGTGGCACCGGAAATTGGTGGGTATCCGTCACTGTTGTTGCCAGATGTGGCGATTAGTCTTGACCGTACTGAAGGTGCCACGCTGGAGTTTTACGAAGCTGAGGCGAAAAAGCAGGCGAAGCAGTTTTTCATGGATGTTGCTGCCGGGTTATGTGAAGGGGATGGTCCGTTGCCGGAAAAGCGCCCCGTAATTTTAGAGGCGCAGGATGTGTTGATAACCTACAGAGGAAAACTACCGGGAATAATTACGGGTTCTCTGAAGACTCCACCGCTGGCCTGAAGACTTAACATATCCAGGGATTTGAAATCGATAAACCCTGATAAATATCCATGAACGCAAAAATCAGATACGGCCTGTCGGCTGCCGTTCTGGCGCTGATTGGTGCAGGGGCGTCTGCGCCTGAAATCCTCGACCAGTTTCTTGACGAAAAAGAAGGTAACCACACCACGGCATACCGTGATGGTGCGGGTATCTGGACCATCTGCCGCGGTGCCATCCTGGTGGATGGTAAACCTGTCGTTCCGGGCATGAAGTTGTCGAAGGAAAAATGCGACCAGGTTAACGCCATTGAACGTGATAAGGCGCTGGAGTGGGTGGAGCGCAATATTAAAGTACCGCTGACCGAACCCCAGAAAGCGGGGATCGCGTCATTCTGTCCGTACAACATTGGTCCCGGTAAGTGTTTCCCGTCGACGTTTTACAGACGAATTAATGCAGGTGATCGCAGGGGAGCGTGTGAGGCGATTCGCTGGTGGATTAAGGACGGTGGCAGAGACTGCCGTATTCGCTCAAACAACTGCTACGGTCAGGTTTCACGGCGTGACCAGGAGAGCGCGCTGGCGTGCTGGGGAATTGACAGATAAGCAGAATATTTTGCTGAAAAATGCGGTTTGCTCACACTGGCGGATAACACGAAATCCTGCGAACTGGCAAAAACTAAGTGAATAAAAGTAAAACCCCGTTTGTTGGCCGCAAACGGGGTTTTGTGTTTCTGACCTTGAGTAAGGCAAGGGAGAACATGGGAAAGTATAAACGAATTCTGTTGAGATTGACTATGAAAAACGGCCTTGAACTGAAAGCGCCTGTAACTGATGACGTCAGCAGAGCGCTGGCTTTTGCTATTAAGTGGGTGGCGGTCGGTATTGCTGTGTCTCCGATGCTGTATGGGCTGGCAAAACTGGTCATTGCGTTGAAATCGTGAAGAGGATTAAGCATGTCAGACAAGCTCATAACGCTGGCGAAGATCCTCTGTGTAATCGTCGGCATTTCATTTTCACTAATGCTGGTTGCTATTTGCTTTTCCACTGCCTGGCGCGTCTTAACTTTGTCATGGCTGGTGGGGTGAGGGGGATATGAACCGTGTTCTGTGTGTGGTGATTATTGTCCTGCTGGTAGCCTGTGGTGTGCTTAGTCTGGGGCTGAATCATTACCGCGATAACGCCATTACCTACAAAGCGCAACGCGATAAAAAAGCCAGTGAGCTGAAGCTGGCGAACGTGACAATTACTGATATGCAGGTACGCCAGCGTGATGTCGCTGCACTTGATGCCAGATACTCGAGGGAATTAGCCGATGCGAGAGCTGAAAATGAAACTCTGCGTGCTGATGTTGCCGCTGGTCGTAAGCGCCTGCGCATCAACGCCAACTGTCCAGGCTCCTTGCGTAAAGCCCCCATCACCTCCGGCGTGGATAATGCAACCGGTCCCCGACTGGCAGAAGCCGCTGAACGGGATTATTTCATCCTCAGAGAACGGCTGATGGCAATGCAGAAGCAACTGGAAGGAGCACAGGAATATATCCGTACCCAGTGTATACCGTGATGTTTTGTTATGAAGGTGTTACTGGTAACGTTAAGGTAATTTAACAAAGAGTCAGTTCCGGACTTTATAGTGTGCTCAGTTCATGGCCAAAAACGATTTCTGTGATAAATATTTTGAATATTATTTACAGATAAATGAAGTTGTTCGCATGGATGGAAATATTACAATAGAGTATGAAGTATATGTCCGTATTGTATGGGCAGAGAAGGCAAAAACACGGTAATTCCTTGTGTTGCCATTATACCTGATTGGCAGAATAGTTGTTTGGTTTTGAGTATATAGTCAGCGTTTTTTGTTCAGTAATAGCTCTCTCAAAAAATAATAAAATAAGGTGATTATTTGGGTTTATTATTTGGTTTTTTTGTGTGTTGTTTTGTTGTTTTTCTGTGATTTATTTTTTATTGTTATTTCATTAAAGGAAGGTAAATTCAGGATAGCAGTCTGTAGATAATCGGAGGTCACTTATGCTACATGATCACCTGGCAGAATGTCTGGAGAAAAAAGGACTGTACCGGAGAGCAGCTGAACGATGGGCAAAAGTGATGGTACAGCTAAGTGATGACCAGAAAAGAAAAGTGGCGGCACAGAAACGAGCAGAGTGTTTGCGTAAGGCGCGCCGGACTCCGGTTTCACCGATGAACCTGACAGAAATAAAACAAGCGGTCAACAGACTACATTCTGAGTTGGGAATGGGATTTGAAGAGCGGCGGGTATTCCGACGATATAAAGGGACAGGAGAACAGAATACGTCCGGAAACGCGCGGTCAAAAAAATGCTAAAAAATATCTGAGAGCGTTATTGCCTGTTACCATAAGAAAAAGCGACTTTAGTGGTCGCTTTTTGTGTCATATATAAGTCGTTTAAGTAAACCTGTCTGAACAGGTGCTCTGGTCGTGTTTGTCTTTGTTGGGTACAAATTGAGCATGTTTTTCATTAATTAATCTTCTTCTGCAGGCTTCAATAACCCACGCTGAAAAATTACCTGAACCTTTCTGATCAAGAGCGATGTTAATTTGTTCAATCATTTGGTTAGGAAAGCGGATGTTGCGGGTTGTTGTTCTGCGGGTTCTGTTCTTCGTTGACATGAGGTTGCCCCGTATTCAGTGTCGCTGATTTGTATTGTCTGAAGTTGTTTTTACGTTAAGTTGATGCAGATCAATTAATACGATACCTGCGTCATAATTAATTATTTGACGTGGTTTGATGGCGTAGATGCACGTTGTGACATGTAGATGATAATTATTATCATTTTGCGGGTCCTTTCCGGCGATCCGACAGGTTACGGGGCGGCGACCTCGCGGGTTTTCGCTATTTATGAAAATTTTCCGGGATCCATGTCCGGTTTCTCTTCAAGTTAACTATATGAAAAATATAAAAACAGGTCTTCTGTGAACCGGACATGAACAAAAAACAGACATGTAAACCGGACATGACCGGTTTTGTTGTGATTGTGAGGTGAGAGTTTTTGCGAGGTGAGGAGTGGCTACGCAGACTGAAGTTGCCAGGCATTTAAGTCTGACCGATCGCCAGCTTCGCAGATTGCAGAAATTGCCGGGTGCCCCGATATCGAATAAGCGAGGGCAACTGGATCTGGATGCCTGGCGCGATTTTTACATATCGTATCTGAGGAGAAGTAAAAACGATGTGCCTGATGGCGATAGCGAAGACGACTATGAGGAGAAATTGCTTATTGCCAGATGGGAACTGACAGCAGAACAGGCTGTTACACAGCAGTTAAAAAAGCGTACAGCCTGAACCGTCTGGTCAGAATCTGACGAATTAGACAAAGTGGTGTCCACCAAATAAGTAGTGGGAACCAAAGTATCAGATATGCAGAAAAATGTGACTCCCGGCAGGCGAAAAGGCTGCCCTAATTATCCTCCCGAATTTAAACAGCAGCTCGTTGCTGCCTCCTGTGAACCCGGGATATCCATCTCAAAACTTGCTCTTGAAAATGGCATTAACGCCAATCTGTTGTTCAAATGGCGACAACAATGGCGCGAGGGAAAGCTGCTATTACCTTCTTCAGAGAGCCCCCAGCTACTTCCTGTGACTCTCGATGCAGCTGCCGAACAGCCAGAATCGCTCGCAGAGGACCCGGAAACCCTCAGTATCAGCTGTGAGGTAACGTTCCGGCACGGGACGCTCCGCTTCAATGGCAATGTCAGCGAAAAGCTCCTGACTCTGCTGATACAGGAACTGAAGCGATGATCCCGTTACCT